CCAAGGCACGGGCTACACCAATCCCAAAATGTCGACTCAGTTGGCGGGCGCGGAACGCTCCGGCAAATTGATTGGCGCGTATCATTACGCGGGCGGCGGAAACCCCGAGTCCGAAGCCGCCTACTTCCTCGGCACGGTAAAACCGTATATCGGCCGCGCCGTCTTGATTTTGGACTGGGAAGAGTATCAGAATTCCGCGTGGGGCGATGGCACTTGGGCTACGCGCTTTGTGGCCTATATCAAGTCGCATACAAACGGTGTTATCCCGATGGTCTACACGCAGGCGTCCGCGCTTGGTCAGGTTCAGGGGGCTCGCAACCTCAACGCGGGACTCTGGGTAGCCCAGTACGCGAATGACACGGCAACGGGCTATCAATCCTCGCCGTGGCGTATCGGCGCGTATGGTGAGGCAATGCGCCAATACACATCCCATGGGTGGCTTGATGGGTATTACGCCTATCTTGACCTGAATCTGTTCCGAGGGGACAGAACGGCATGGATGAAATACGCGAATCCGAACGGCAACGCTCAGGCCGCGCCGTCTCAGCCGACTCCGGCCGCGCCGTCTCAGGCAAGCCGCGTGTTTTGGCACACCGTCCAGCGTGGTGACACATTAAGTTCGATTGCCGCGCGGTACGGCACGTCATGGCGCAACATCACGGGATACAGATCGGGAAACCCGAACGTCATCTATGTTGGCGAGACATTGCGTGTAGGCGGCGGCGTCCAATCGACGCGGCGCACTTACGTTGTCCAGCGTGGTGACACGTTGAGTTCGATTGCCGCGCGGTACGGCACGTCATGGCGCAACATCACGGGATACAGATCGGGAAACCCGAACGTCATCTATATTGGCGAGACATTGACCATCAATTAGAAAGGATGAAAAAATGACCGATTCCAACACGCCGAAAAACGAGCCGCCGAAAATCGACGCGGCGACAATCGCACGTTTCGTCGTGCTGTTGATGTCCCTGATTAACACGACTTTGGTCATGATCGGCATCGATACAATCCCGATCGCAGATGAAACGGTCAACCAATTCGTTGCGCTGACGTGGCAAATCGGCGCGGCGCTCTGGGCATGGTATGAGGACAGTGGACTAAAAAAGCTGTTCCACCATGCTAATTAATATGCTATACTAGCCATGTGCGTTTATTCTCCTTACGCACATGGTTGGTTACTGACCCGCTTGGCACGACCGCTCACCTTGCCAAGCGGGTTTCTTCTATTCTTGGACAAAAAACAAGCCCCAAAAAATGGGGCTTGCTTTTATCACCGTTCCAGTTGGGCGATTATGTTGCTCGCGCCTTTTTTCTGGACAACCTTGATGCCAGTCACGCGAAACTCGGGAAGTTCGGCATTGACTGCGAATGCGAACGCGCTCACATTGTCCATAACCCCCTCAGCTGATTCTGGGACGTACCATAGAGCGCGCCGCCCGCCGGCATCCATGTTGACGGAATACACGCCGTGAGCTCTTAGAACTCTCGCCTTGATTGTTTTACTCATTGTCCTTCCTCTCTATGAGTTCGTGCACTTCCTTGATGATTTGATTGGCTTCGTACCAACATCCCTCGCAGAAATGCGAATCCATCTTGTTTTGATAGTCTCGGTACGCCTTGACGTGGTGCATGAGCGTATCAAGCAACCTCTTGCCATCGATGTAGACCGGCTTATTGTCCATCTCACTCGCCCGCTTTCCCATAAATCAATTCGTCGGGATACACGCCGAGGAAATCGGCGGCGCGTACCAGATCAAGAACCGTAAAATTGCTCTTGCCTTGCATCTTGCGGCTAAGAGTGGTGTCATCGATACCCAATTCACGCGCCACGGTTGCTTGCTTGATGTTGCCCCGCGCCATTTTATCGGCCAATCGCACGGCGATACGTCTCGAGACTTCAAGACACGCCGCGCTGTACTCATTGCGCTTGGTGGTACGGTTTACCTTCGTTGGCGATTGGTTGCCAAAGCAGACGGCGTCACGGATTCGCACAGCTTGCCGTCGTGTCAGGATAGGCGCGGTTTTCATGACTGCGTCAACGGTTGTGTAAAGCTCCGAGCGGCCAGACAGCATGACGGCTATCGCGTCAACATACTCGGCTTTCAGGCACGGTATGGCGGCTTGCACGCGCTCCTTGATCGTTTCCAGACTCAGAGTGTTCATAATGGCTCCTTTCATTTGTTTGTGTCTCTAGTATCCCAAACCGTTCGGCATGTCGCAATTTTGGCAACATGCCGAACGTCTGCTATGATGTTGGCATAATTTAAAGTCGTTCGTTTGACTCTCGGCGTTCGTAGGTTCCCGAGATAGGCGGCAAAGGTTAAACGGCATCCTACCGCGCCTTGCCCAGCGCGTTACAAACACGCCGCGTAAACAACGGTGGTTCAGAGAGCGTTCCTAGCGGGGAGCGTTACCGACTGCGAAGGCAGTCGTGCGAGATAATCGTAATGCGGGATTCGTTACCGAGGATTGGCGCAGATTGTACAGGATGACCGGCAACCCGCAAGATGGAGAGAGTTCCGTTGCGCCCGTCCATATGCCGCCATGCAAGAGCAATCTTGCCTAGCAGTGTCGTGGTGATAGCGTCACTGTTTAGCCCCCCTCCGTCTGAGATTGGTCTAGAGAAAAACTAGACAGATTTCAGGCGGCAAGGGCTACCCCGTCTGCACCGGTACCGGAGCTTGCGACGGCACCCACCTGAAAACGGAACATTGAAATCGGTGTTAATCAATCCACGTAAGGCTAGAGCAAGTACCGACTACATGGCCTTACGAATCAACAATACTGTTGATATACGTAAGGCTGACGCTTAGTTGCCCAGTCAGCAATGAAAACACTGAAACGTCAACATGTAAGACATTGTAAGATGACCGCTGATTGCTTTGGAACTTCACCGAATCAGGTACCGGCTACGATATGACTTAAGTGCCGACTGTATAGTTCAGCTTGTTCGTGTCGGCGCACTATGTCCTCATGCTTATAATCGAAACATGGCTAATACCAGATTTCGCAATGACAGTCCCGCGCTGAGGGCTGAGTGTTTCGCACGCTGGGGCACTCGGTGCTGGCTCGGCTTGCCGCAATGCACCGGACATGCGACGGAACTAGACCACATCATGCCGTTTGTTCGCGGCGGCGGTGAGAGCATCGAGAATCTTCGTCCAGCTTGCCGACATTGTAATGCCAGTCGGCACAATCGCGTAATCAGCGGCTATGGCGCACGATTGCACGTTTTGATTTATCCGCCGTCCTATGATTTGGATGCACTCGCTGTGGTGCCGCCGTCCAGCGTGCCTATCAGCTTTGCCAAGATCGCGGAATCGCTAGGCATGTCCACTCGCCATATGAGTGACGGTGAAAGGCGTATCGTTATGGCGGCGTACAGGTCAGCGGCATACGCGGCGTCATGCTGTACAAGTCCAATCGACGTCTGGATGCTCCGCACCACATGGAAGACCAAGGCGCACCCAGAGCTTTTGAGCGAGTTTATCCAGCTCGGCTATGATATACGAGTGATGGACGTGGCCGACACGACATGCGCGACGTGGCGTGCCCTCGCACCAACACAAGGCGCATTAGATGACGCCATGGCCGCTAGAGCGCGTGAATTGGCATCCTATGAGCTAAACTCGATGACTGATAATCAAGCGACTCGAACGCCGTTCGAGTGGTGATTTTTTTAAAATCGAGCCGCCCAACCGACCCCGCGCCATTCGAGTTTCTTTTCTCGGGTCAGAATAAAAAAAATTTGCTGGAAACCCCGCTGAAATGGCGGAAAATCAACGATTGAGAGGAAAAAAGATTGAAATGGCTAACGAATTGTTCCACTATTCCTTGCCGCAAGGCGAACAGGAACGCGCGACTCGCCGCCTGATTGATTCAATGGGTGACAACGCCACATCCACGCCCCAAACCGCTTTTATCACAACTACCATGATTAACATCGCGCGTAATTTTGATGTGCTGTCGGCCAAAGGACGCGACACTAGCCGCGTGATGGCTCAATTGCTGGCGTGGTTGCAAGAACTCGAATCGCAAGCGCCGAAATCGAGCGGCATCGACTCCGGTATCCTTGATTTGATGAAAGAGAGCATGAGAAAATGAGTTTGCCATGCGGTATGCGCGGCGGCACGTTGCGTGACGAATCAAGAGCGACGGACGGGGCGATAGTCGCGAAATACGCGGCCTTGCTCGGGACGCCGCTTTTGCCGTGGCAACGATACGTGGCGGACGTGGCGGGCGAACTCGATAATGACGGCACATACCATTACGACACCGTGGTGTTGTCAACGCCGCGCCAGTGCGGTAAATCTACGCTTGTGGACGCCATCGACACTCGTAACGCCATGTGGGGTGCGGATAGGCGTATCTACTATCTAGCGCAGACGGGCAAGGATGCGAGCGAGCATTTCAAGGGCTTGTTACGCAAGCTCGGCGACAGTCCACTGTCGGGCTTGTGCGGCCGCGCGTATCTTGGCGCTGGCGATTTACGCCAGTCATTCATCAATGGTTCGATTATCCGCCCAATGAGCGTGACCAAGGTTGCTGGGCATGGCGTTCAAGGCGATAAAATCACCCTTGATGAGGCGTTTAGCCTGAGCGCCGAAAACGGTCAGGCGATTCTGGACGGCTTCCTACCAACCATGGCTACGCGCCTTAAAAAGACAGGCGTTCGCCCGCAATTGTGGATTACCTCGACCGAGGGCACCGCCGAATCGGTATTTTTCAACTCATGGCTTGACTCTTGCCGTGCGGGACAACAATCATCCCGCACGGCATGGTTCGACTGGGGCATTCCAGCCGACAGTGACCCAATGGACTTGACTAACATCATGGCTCACCATCCAGCGGCCGGATTGCTCTGGGACAAAAAACAATTGCGCGATTTCAAACAGCAGTTCGAACATAACCCGCGCGGGTTTGCCCGTGCCTTCGGCAATCGGCGTGACGTTGGCGTGGGCGAACGCGCCATAGACCCCGACATGTGGGCACACACGTCCATGCCGCCGACACGTCCCGCCGACTTGAGGGGGGATGATACGCTTTGCTTTGGTGTCGCGGTTGACCTTGACGGCTTGCATACCGCCATCGTTGCCGCCTATCGTTCGATTGACGTTATCAACGTGCAGATGGTTGCGCTCCTTGACGGCACCGGCTCGGCACCAGAAGAGATAATGCGCTTGGCCACCAAATACGGCGCACCCGTCGCTGTGGACTCCAAAGGATTCGCGGCTGATCTCGCCGCCCGATTGGACGCCCTCAGCAAAGCCGCCGACACTGACATATTGCATATCCCTACTGCTGATTTTATGAGACTTGCCCCGACATTCACGGCCATGCTCAGCCGCGGCGGTATCCGTCACGCAGAAAACAGCGTGCTTGATGCGAGCGTTGCGGGCGCGGCGAAACGCTGGGCGGGCGATACGTGGCGCGTGAGCCGCCGACAGTCCACCGACACCACGGCACCATTGGATGCCGCCATGTTAGCCGTCTGGGGCGTCCAGAATCATGAGACAACGGAATTACAGATTTTCTGACTCTCGGGCGTGCTAGAATCGAAAACATGATGAATTTAACCGATAGGGCGCGTATCGCATGGCGTCTCTTGACGCGCGGTGAAACGACGCCATCAATTGCCGCCGTGATGCCGCCACCACGCGACACCAATAGTGACCCACTTACCCTCAGCACAGTGTTTCGCGGCGTACAGGTCTTGCAGACGGCTTTAAGCAGTTTGCCGATTTACGAAGCTAAAGGCGGTCTACGTTTGGACTCCGTGAGCGCGATTATCGAACAGCCGGACGTCAACCGTAGCCGCCGCGACTGGATAGCCGACATCGTTGCATCATTGGCGATCGACGGCAACGCGTTTATCCGCCTCAGGCGTTTCGGCGGCACGATTGTGTCATGCGAGGTGTTGCCGCCCTCCTATGTGACTGTCCGCAATCGCAATAACGATTACGCCGCGCCAGACCTCGTATACACCTATCTCGGGAATGAGTACACGCCGAATGACTTAGTGCACTTGAAATTCGTCAACGTGGCGGGGCAATTACGCGGCTATGGACCGATTTCGGCGGCACGCGAGGAAATCACGTCGGCGCAGATGGCAAAGGCGTACAAAGCGAAGTTTTACAGTGATTCCAGCAATCTTAAAGGCTATCTCAGCACTGATAACAAAATCACCAAGGACGTGGCCGATCAAGCGAAGGCCGCATGGACTAGCACGGGTGACGCCGCCGACATCAAGGTGCTTGGGTCAAGTCTGAAATACGTGCCGCTCGATTTGAAGCCCGCCGACTTGCAGTTTTTGGAATCGCAGAAATTTGATACGACGCAAATCGCAAGGCTGTTGGGTATTCCAGCAAGCATCATGCTCGCGGCGGTTGACGGCTCGAATTTGACCTACTCCAATATTGAGCAGTCGTGGATAGAGTTCGCCAACTATACGTTAGCCGCCTATGCCGGCGAAATAGAAGAGGTTTTCAACCGTCTGCTACCTCGCGGCCGTACTGCTCATTTCGATTGGGACAGCTCACAACGGACAGACCTTGCCGACCGTTATAATGCGTGGTCTACCGCATTGTCGGCGGGTTTTATGACGATCGATGAAATCAGGGCGCGTGAGGGCTACGCGCCACTCGCAAAGGATGGCACCGACAATGACGCATGATGTTGAGATTTTGACACGCTCATACCGATTAGAGCGTGCGGACGTGTCCGACAACAACCACATGGTAGAGGGTATCGCAGTTCCGTTCGGCCAGACAATCAGCACATGGGATGGTAAAGAGGTCTTCGACCCAGACACCATCTTCGACGGATTGGACGCGGCCAAACTCTACCGTGACCACAACACGCCGATAGGCCGCATTATCGACGCGGAACAAAAAAAGGATGGACTGCACATCATCGCGCAAATCAGCGATACCGAAATGGGACGCGACACCTACCAACTTTTGAAAGACGGCGTGCTAGACAGCATGAGCGTAGGTTTCATCCCAGTGGAATCGCAGACCGACAATGATGGCGTGACGCATAGGCGTACCGTCCAATTGCTTGAAGTGTCCATTGTGCCTTTTCCCGCCTACACGAATGCAAAAGTTGAAAACGTGCGCTCGCAATCTGATAACATTGGTAATGTCAATCAAACGAAGGATAGGAAAATGACAGACACCACCACAGTGCAGACCATGCCGGATACGTCGGCGCTTTTCGAACGATTGGACGCGCTCGAAAAGCAAAATCGAGATTTTGGCGCGGCCATGAGCCGCTTGGAACATCCCGCCGACACTGGACGTTTCGGCGCGGCATACAGATCTGCTGGCGAGTACCTACGCGCCCTCGCCAATGGTGACGCGTCGGCGGCGCAATTGATGAAACAGGGACGTGACCTATTGACGTCAAGCGAGGTGGGACATAATGCCGGTTGGGTGGATAACAACATCAACCTTGTTCAGTCCACTCGAACCATCAAAAATCTTTTCGCTACGGCCAGTCTGCCCGCCAGCGGCATGAGCGTCGAATACAATGCGCTTGACTCGAATGGCGTCACGGCGGCGGCTCAGGCCAATGAGGGTGACGGACTCACCTACGGCGAGGTCAAACTTAAGGCCATGACCGCGCCAGTGAAGACATATGGTGGCTACACACATCTGTCGAAACAGGTCATCGACCGGTCAACCACGCCAATGTTGGACACGTCGCTACGCGCTCTGACCATCGCCTACGCTCAAGCGACGGAAAACGCGTTCCGCGCAAGCCTGAAAAGCGAACTTGAAGTCGTATCCAGTGACAATGCAAGCGCCGACTTGACGGCGAAATACGGCACCGATAGGTTTATCGAGGTTTCTGATGGCGGTAAACCGACGTTAGAACAGTGGGTAAGCCTCATGGCCACCGTCGCGGCGGTTGCAGACGGAAAATTTAAGATTGACTATCTTATGGTCAATGCAAACATGTGGACTAACATCCTCACGTTGGCGGCTGACGCGCCGCGTGCGTTCGATTTCGGCGCTGGCGTCAACACGCTCGGAACGGCGAACGTGTTCAGCCATACGGCATCCTTCCTCGGTTTGCCGGTGGTGCTTTTCCCCGATCTTGAAAACGATGGAGACGTGTTTTTCGTCGGTAGGGACTTGATGACCGCGTGGGAGTCTGGCGGCGTCACCCAGTTGACCAATTCCGACGTGGTATCCTTGGGAGACTCCTACAGTGTGTACGGATACATGGCCACGGGGGTCACTAACCCCCTTGCCCGCATCAAGGTGAATACCAACAAGACCGCATGATGAATGATACGGAACTCTTGGCCGCGCTGAGGGCGGAAACGAACGTGCATGTTGGCGATGACGCGCACCTATCGCGTGCGCTCAACACCGCTAAAACTTATGTCGCTCAGGCAATCGGCGCGGCCACCGTACCGGATACGGTACTGGCTGATTGCATTATCTCTTGCGCGGCCGATCTCTACAACACGTCAAGCGCACGCTTGGGCGTGATGGACGTCGGTGACGCCGACACGCTACAGCCGTATCGCGTCAGTACTGACCCCTTGCGTGCGGTCTGGCCGAAACTGCAAGCGGCGGGCGTGCTGACTGGGGGCATGGTGATTTCATGACCAATGAATCAAGCATCATCACCGAACGCGGGAACCTGATTCAAGCGCTGACAACGGCACTCGGCGACACGGTTTGCGTGGTGTCGGATGACGCAACGGCGGTCAAGCCGGTGGAAGGCAAACTCGCCGTCCTGATTCTACCGCCTGAAATCGCGTTCGATTCATGGCAATTCATCGAAACGTCATGGTCTGTCATCATCGTTTCAGCCGCGTTGACGGACGCGGCCACCGCTTTAACGCAGATACTCACGGCGGTGGAAACGCTCCAACAGGCGGGACTGAACATAAAAAAGGCGAGTCCCGTCACATTCAACCCGCAAACCGGTAGCGGCCTACCCGCCTACCAAGTCGATTTCAACCCACTCGAATTTTAGGAAATGAGGCAAAAAATGGCTGATAAAATCAGGACGCTCGGCGCGGGAACGCTGACGATTGGCGAGACTGGAAGCAGTAAGGATTTCAGTGCGGACGTCATCAACACCGCACTGGAAGTCTCCACCGATACCGCCGATACCGACTATTTTCTGGATGGTCATTCGGAGGGCGGCGCGCAAACCGACTCGTACACGCTGACCGGCACCGTTAAAGATGATTTTTCCATGGAAGGCGTACAGGTATGGTGTATGCAACATTCAGGCGAGACGATGCCGTTCACATGGGTGCCGAACACCAAAGGCACGTTACAGTTCAGCGGCAAAGTGGTCATCGCGCCAATCCAGTTCGGCGGTGACGTCAAAAGCAAAAACGAAAACGATTTTTCCTTTGTGTGTCTTGACCCGACTCCGGCCGCGTATCCGACCGGCTCGAGTGAATGATTATGGCGCAAGGCAAGGGCATTACGGCGGGCGGCGCGTCAGTATCCATGGAACTGCGCGGCGTGCGGGAACTATCAAGAGCTCTACGCGCGGCGGGCGGTGACTTGGATGATCTGAAAACCACCAACCGGCAAGCCGCCGACGTGGTGACGCCCGTGGCCGCGCGACTCGCCCCGAAACGCACTGGACGGCTTGCCGCCACAATCCGCGCGGGCGCGACACGACGCGCGGGCGTGGTACGAGCTGGCAAAAAAGCGGTGCCATACGCGGGCGTGATTAATTACGGTTGGCCGAAACACAACATAAAAGCAAGCTTGTTCATGAATCGCGCGGCGAAACAAACCGAACCGCAATGGACGCAAATTTACAATCAAGCCGTCCAGAAAATCATCGATGACATCATTTCCGCGACTAACGCGGCCTCTTAGGAAGGATTATTATCATGGCTAATCTGACAAACACGCGCATCACCTATCTTGACGGGTCTACGGTGGATATTGCCGTCACCATGTGGGACAGGTGTCTTGCCGAAACTCACGGCAAGGCGGAAAACTGGGGTTCCACCATGGACGCCGCGCTGAAATTGGTGGTTTTCGCCGCCTACGCGCGCTTGCGCACCGAAGGCAAGGTTACAGTGCCTTTCAAGGATTGGGCGAGCACCGTCGCGGCGATTGCCGATACAACCGGCGAAAACACCCCTGAGTCGGCTGAGGTGCAAACGGACGTAGACCCTACTCAGGCCGTAGCGAGCGTTGGGACTCAGGCGGCTACGGCGAATTGAGCTGTGTCCTTGCCGCGCGATTCGGCGGAACTCCATGGCAATGGCGGCGGGAAACCCAGCCCGCCGCCGCCGACTGGGGCACATGTCTGGAAATGCTCGAAACCGAGCAAAAGGAAATAGAAGACAGCAAACGAAGGAGGTAACTCATGGCGTCATCTGCGATTCTCGCAATCCGCATTATCGGGGACGCGGCGGGCGCGGTGAGCGCAATGAAAAAGGCGCAACAGGCCACCGTGTCTTTTAAAGACCAGATGAAAACGGCGGGCGCGGCGGCGGCGGCGGGATTAGCCGCAATCGGTGTCGCCGCGAAACAATGCGCCGACAAAGCCGCCGACCTCCAACAGTCGGTAGGCGGCGTCGAAACCGTCTTCGGGGCGAGTAGCAAGCAGATGCTTGCATGGTCTAAGGCGGCGGCGCAAGCAGTCGGCTTGAGCCAAAACGAATACAATGAATTTGCTACGCTGATCGGCGCACAATTGCAGAACATGGGTATGAGCATGTCGGATTCGGCGGGCAAGACAAATGACCTGATTAAGCTCGGCGCTGACCTCTCCTCGATGTTCGGCGGCACCACCGCCGAAGCCGTGGAAGCGCTGTCGAGCGCCCTGAAAGGCGAAAACGACCCAATCGAAAAATACGGCATCACGCTAAACGACACGACGCTCCAAGCTCAGGCCGCGTCAATGGGATTGAAAGACCTCTACAAACAGGGTGACAGTAACGCGAAAATGCAGACCATTCTTGCCGCCGTGACCGCGCAGAGCGGCAAAGCGGTTGGCAATTTCGGACGTGAGGCCGATACCGCACAAGGCCAACAACAGCGCATGAACGCCGCATGGGAAAACGCTCAAGCGACTTTAGGCCAAGCGCTCTTGCCCGTCTTGACTCAGGCCGCGCAATGGCTCGCCAAAGTCGCGACCTACGTCCAACAGAATAGCGAGTGGCTTATACCCCTTGTGGCTGGATTGGGATTGTTCGCCGCCGCGATAATCGCAGTCAACGCGGCTATGACGGCCTACAGCGTCATCGCTGGAATCGTCACCGCGGTACAGGCCGGAATGTCCCTAGCGTTCTTGCCGGTCATTGCGGCCATCGGATTGGTGGTAGCCGCTATAATCCTCATGGCGACACACTGGGAACAGACCAAACAGATCGCGCAGACCGTTGCCACTGCGATTGTCGTGGCTATCGCCGCGCTTGGCGCTGTCATTGGCGCGGCACTCAGTGCCGTCTGGGGCGCGGTTAAAAACGCGGCGGCGCAGTTCGTGGCCGCATGGCAAGCGGCGGGCGCGGCCTTCTCCGCACGTTTTCAGCAGATCGGCCAATTCGCGGCGAACTGCTGGCAAGGCATCGTCAATACATGCAGTGCCGCCGTCCAATCCGTCAAAAGTTTTTTCGCTGGACTCGGCACATGGATTAGTCATCAGTTTGACGGCGTGGTGTCGGCGGTTAAAAATGCTCTCGGTTGGGTCAGCGATTTGTGGGGCAAGATTACCGGTGCCAAAAACGCGGCGTCAGGCATAGGCCGACAGGCAATGCCCATCACCGCAAGGCCAGTCGTGACGGCGGCGAGTCCAATCGCGACATATGGCGCGACTCCGGTAGCCGCCTACGCGGGCGTCACGCCATCATTGTCGGGCGCCATTACGTCTGCAAAGCCAACAATCGTTACCATCAATATCAGCGTGGACGCACACGACAATCTTGACAATGACAATGTTGCCGGAAACATCGTAAAGGCGCTCGACTCGTGGGCGTCCAATCGTGGCAAAAGGGGGTTATGGCAATGAGTATCGCAGATGGAAAAATCGTTGAATCTTGTGGCGTTTGGCTTGACGCGCGGCAACTTCCCGTTAACGCGACTGATACCAGCGATGACATGGTGGTGCTTTCGCCCATCGAGATTGCTTGGGGCGTGTCGCAACCATGGGACACGCCAGTTGCCGCCGTCGCAACTCTGACCCTGATTGACCCAAAAGGGCGATATGCCGCGTCAGTGCGTGCACTCAACGGCAAGAGGATTACCATCCGCCCCCTTTATGATGACTGGGCGTATTCCACAAACGCCGCCGCCGCCGACAATCTCGCCTATTACGCGGTTTTCGACGGCTACATTACGGAGGCGAAAATCGACACGTCTCAATCGACGCCAAGAATCAAAATAACCGCCGCCGACAAACTCCGCAACGCGGCGCGTGACACTAGGCAATGGCCTAACAGCGGCATCGAGGCGAAATACGCCAAGGGCTATCAAGGATGGACAATAGGCACCACAAACACAATATCAGACCGCTTGAAATCAGTCGGAATACCGTACAATATCCATTCTTACTCCACGTATCCAGTCCCCTACGAGGCAACGGAAAAAGTATCGACTATCGACATGCTTTCAGGCATCCGCACTCAGCTCTCCGGCTCTCGATATTATTGGCGTTATTCGGCTCCGCCGTATCTCTCCTATTTCGCTAAAGACGAATTTTCCGCGCCGACATATTCGCAATACGGATTCGTCTACAATCCACGCTTTGCGCTCGTTGATGGCGGCACCGCATACTATGTCACCATTGAAAATCAGAATCGTACGGAAACGCCATTGACGGACAGTTATATGTTCATCGACGCCGGTAAGATTCTTTGCGACAAATCCGCCGTCATGAGCGTGCCGCAAAAAATCACCGATTTGAAATTAGGCTTTTACCATCGGACGCTGACAAACAGCAACGCCACCGATGACCAGCGCGCGCAAGAAGCGACATACTACACTTGGTCACAGGATGGTGAACGACTCGTTACCATCGAGGACTCAACAGTTGCGGCCGATAAAAACATCTTGGAATTTACGACGCGGTGGACTGACTACACTGGGCAGACACAGTTTTCCAGTGTTGACGTCAGCGGCTTAGTTGATTCGATTCGCGAATCAAATCAGCGTATCAGATTGCCGGAAATCTCCATGCGCTCGGACAAACTACAGTTTGCGTCATTGTTTGCCACCGCGCCGAAACTTTTTACCTTCTTCGCGTCGAAATTTGAAACAATCAATGCGGATACGCACGGCGCGTGGCTCAGCCTAGGCGGGACGCTCGTGTATGACGCGACTCGCAAAAAAGGACGTTGGACAAACACAATCACCGATCTGTGGCCTCTTCCGGACGTCATCGCACAACAATCCGTTTGGCCGACTTTTGCCGATTGGCGTCAAATGTCAAGCGCCGACACATTCGCGCAAGGCACATGGAAGCTCGGCGTGCTACGATACACAAACGAGGTCCGTAAAACAGAATGAGAGATCATAACAATGACTGCACAAACATCAAGATTCGCGCTGACCTATCCGACTGACTCGGACGAAATCAGGACGTTGCCGACCATCCTGAAATCGATGGCGGAAAGCGTTGACACGGCACTGGACAAATTTGACTACAAGGGCGGTGACTCAAGTGGATTGACCAGCCGCGTTGCATCATTGGAGACACTGGCGGACGAATTGAGGACTAATTATGTTGTCCTATTTGACAATGATGATAATCAGAGCGCCAATATCACTCTCTCGGAATCAGCCGCGAATTTTAAATCTCTCACAGTCTGCTACAAGGACAACGACGGCATTTATTTTTCCACTGACGTTTTCAACCCAAACGGAAAAAAATTCACTGCTTTTAGTCTGCTATCGATGTGGAATACAAGCAGTAAGGAGTGGTTTGAAACCTATCTCAAAACACAGACTTTTCAAATCAGCGGAAAAAGCATTTTGCCTGTTGTCATCTCGGGCTCTGATACGTTCGGACAAACCAACATTAAGCAAAATATTTTTTCACACGACCAGCTCCTAAAAATAACTCAAGTGATCGGGAAAAGGAAGGATAACCTATGACGGCACACAAATTTAAATTTAAAAGCGTCTCCGCGTTGCTTTGCGTGGTGACGCTTCTGATGCCAATATCCACGGCGTATGCCGACCTGAGCGGCATTGACGTGTCAAGCCATCAATCCGCAGACGTCACCGAACGTGTGGCGGGTGATTTCGCCATTGTCAAGGCA